CCGCAGCTGGTCCATCCATCGCTATGCGATCTGGACCGGGGGCGCCGGCTCCGCGCCTTGTCCCTGAGCGGCGTTCTTGTATTTCGACAGGAAATCGGCGAGGCCGCGCACGGCCGACATGAATGCCGCGGTCGTTGCGAAATTGACGGTGCCAGCGGCGACCGGCCATACGAGCGCCGGAGCACCCCCTGAGAATGCGCCGAAGGTATTGATATATTGCGCCTCGTTTTTCATGTCCTCCCAGATGCGCCCGGCGATGGCATAGGTGCCGTTAAGTCCGACATTCGTGCCGGACTGCAGGGGGACGCCAGCGGAGAGATACTTGGAAAAATTGGCCTGGATCTGCTGCAGCGCCGTCAGAGCCGGCGCTGGCGGAGCGGCAAAGGTGCCGGCCTGCGCGTTGTAGACGGCGCCGATTGACGGCATGTCAGGATAGAGCTCTGAGACGTCGACGAAAGCGCCGGGCCAATTGGGGTCCGGGGTAAAAACCTTGGTCGCCGACAGAGTCCCCAGCGGGCCGGGAGCGTCCGTGGCTGAATTCACCACATAGGTGCCCGGAAGGCCGACAAGGAGATCGACCGCGCCGTTCGTGATTCTTGCAAAGTGCTTCATCATCGTGCGGCTCCAGGGCTAGGCGGTTTTGCGGATGAAGACGCTCGAGTAGACCTCGGGGTCTCCGGTGGTGACGGCATCGCCGCCGGTGAGGCCCGTTGTCCCCCTGGGCCACATTTCGAGGCGGATGGTTTTTGCTGCGGTCAAAGTGAAGGCCGCGATGAGCGGGGCAAAGTCATAGACGTCATTGCCATAGCTGCCCGAGCGGACGCTTTGATTGTTGCCGGCCACGAGCGGTGCGCCATCGGTTACGTTGTAGAGCCGAATGCGGAATCCATCCGTATTGAAGCACGGCGATAGAGCCCGGACGTCATATTGACCAGCCGGAAGGGTTATCTGGTTTCCGCTTAGAGACACTCCTGGAATCGAATTCAGTTTGATGGTGTTAAGCGTCCTCGTGTTCCAGGCGTTGTTCGCCATCGCGCCATCGGCGCTGTTGGTGCCGCTCGCCTGCTCCTCCTGGACCCAAAGGGTCTGCGGCGACAGCTGCTGAACGAATACCATGAGATTGCCGGCCGCATCGGTCGTGACGCGGAAATAACAGCCCTGGGCGATGAGGAGCGACGCGCCGGTCGTCCCTCCATTGATGGCGTCGGCGCCGTTAGGCGTGATGGTGACCGTGCCGCCGAGCGAATAGCCGTCGAAGGCCCAGCCGGACCAGAGGCCGGTCGAAAGCGGAATCGTGTAGACCGCGGCGGCGGCGTTGACCTTGCATGTGCGGTGATCGGCGATGCCGGCCAGGACGCCGGTCGCGCCAGCGACCACGCGGTCATTGGCTTGGGCGTTTCCATCGCCTTGATTGCGCAGGCCCGCGCCGATGCCGAGGAGCGCCAGGACGCCGAGCGATTGCTGGCCCTGTATCCAATATGCGCCGTTGTAGGTCCACGAGTAGAGATCTCCCAGGACCTGATCGCCGACGCCGATGGGTGCGGGACCTGCGCCCGTGTTCTTGTAGACGGCGACGTTCCCGGAGCCGGCCACGTTCATCGTCGTGCCGCCGGCCACGCTGTTAAACCCGGCGCTCGCGGTGACTGTCACGCCAAGCGCGAGCGCGAAGCCGGACGGGACAACCACCGCGAGGGTTTGGGCCGCGGCGGTGCCGGCGGTGACGCCGCCGCTGTAATTGACGCCTGTTCCGGTCGGCGTAATCCAGTTGGCCGCGCCAGCGCCGCCGGTCACGCTGCAGACGTAGAGGATGTTGTTCGTGCTATCCCAGCAGAAATCTGGCGGGCTGACGCCGGGATTTCCGGCGCGACCGGCGACGTTGCCGTTCGGATTGCCGGCGTAATCGTAGAAATTCCCCGACTGATTCCCGATGAGGGTCCGAATGGCTGCCAGGACCTGGGCGTTGTTGGTCCGGGCCGGCGCGAGAGCTGCGGCGGTGATGATCGCCATGAGCTCTTCTTGAATGGCGTTGTATTGGTAGGCGGGAAACTGCGTGGCGGGCGCGACGCCAGGATTGCCAGAGGTCGCGAATGCCGGAGTGCCGGCGCCCGGCGCGACATCAGCATGGCCGGCGTCAACCGAATTGGCGGCGATGAGACGGTCCATGTTCCCCTCAGTCCTAGTTAAACAGCAGAGTCGTGTGCGCCGGCTTCAGCCGCTCGAGCTCGCATTGTAATACAGTATTTCCCCAGGTCGCGAAAGCTTCCCCCATGCTCGAGACGCCCAGCTGGAAAAAATCGACCGTAAACCCTGGGGCGTTAACCTGCCATACGAAGCACCACGGAAGACCGCACATAGGCATGCCGAAGCGCATGCCGAAGCGCCAGGCCGTGTATTGCGTGATGGTGATTTCGTAGCCCAGGGCATGAGCGAAAGCGATGAAATAGGGGATCGACTGTCCGCCTCGAGCCGTTAGCCGCGCCACTACCTGGGCGCGACGCTGCTGAACGGACGGGTCGGGACCGGAGCACGGATCTGGTAGGCCCAGCGTCGCTTCCCATTCCGGCAGGAGCTCGAGCGTCGATGCCGGGAAAGCGTCGATCAAGAGATTCCGCGCGCGCGCCGCGCTGCGGGTGTAGGTGGGCATCAGCGACTTAAGCGCCTTGGTTTGGATGGCGTCGCTGTCGCGCGGCCATACTTCGCCGCGCGGCATCAGAAGCTGGAATGCCCCGAGAAGATCGTCGTCTGTCAGGATCGGGGCCAGCATCTAGGGCACAAAAGTGACAACGCCAAGGGTAAAGAGCGCCCCAGCGGCCGGCGTAATCGGCGCGGCTGGTACGGTCACATCGAATTGTGTGAGACCCGGAATGGCTCCGATGGCGGCGTACCATTGGTTAGGATCGATGGCGGGCCACAGAGCGCCGGCATTGTCCGGGTCGACAGAGCCTCCGACATTGGCGAGGCGAAGGAACATATCGGCCAGCGCGGCTGTGATCGCCGCCTGCATGGCCGGCGTGTTGTTGGCGCCCAAATTTGTAACGGTGAAATTCACCGGAGAATTCGTCGGCCCCTCCGAGTAGACCAGAGCCGTGACGGGCTGCTTGGGGTAAATGGCGTTTGCGACCGTCAGCTGGTCGCCGGTCGCCGCAGTGTCCCGCGGGTCGTTCGTGGCGATGCCGCCGGTGCCCTGAGGAAATCCACCGTGCGCGCTTTCGGCGTCGTCGAGCATGGTCCATACGACTACCGTTCCGGGCCCGTTGCCGTTCGGCGTGACCCAGGCGCGCGTGACACCGGCCACCGCCTCGGCCCATTCGATATAGTCGGCGAGATCGCCGCCCTGCGGAGGATTGGCGAATTGCTGCAGCACTCGAAGGTTGTAATCGTCCTCCGGCTCCTGGTCGGCGCCGCCGACAATGTCGGTCGACGCCGTGCCCTCCGAATTGATGCCGACGATGGGGTTAACCAGGAGGAGCGTGGTCCCAGCATCGGCGTTTCCGGCGGCGCCAGGGACCAGCGCGACGATTGGGACCGTGCACGTGCCATCGCCAGCGACCACGCCAGCGGCGGTGCTTTTATATTGAACGCCGTCAAGGCGCGCGAGGATGACGCCCTGGGGGAGCGGCGAGGTCGGCACGGCGCCGGTTACGCCAAAGCTTCCGGTCGCAGTAACCGCGTCCTTTTGGTTGATACCGATGAGAGCGCCCCAGGCGGCGAGATATTCGTCGCGCGCGGTCCAGGGGACCGCCATGCGGGCAATCCAGTCCATGTAATCGTAGTGCAGGAACGCGAAGCCGGCCTGGACCCAGGCCATGACCCGCAGCACGGCCTTACGCAGGAATCCGTCCACCCCGGGCAGATCGCTGCTCGTAATGTCCTGCATCGCCTGCTGGCGAAGCTGCGTGAGGGTCTCGCGGGCGTAGGGCATCGGCGATCAGGGGATCGTCAGCTGATTGTTGGCGGGCCACGCCGGAGTTTGACCCGCCTCGGCGGTGTCGAGCGCACGGTCAAGCTTGGCGCAGTAATCGAGATATGCATCCGCGAAGGCCAGGAACGAGGCTGGCGTCGGGAAATTGTGTAGCTGGTTGGTGACATCCGGCCACGGATACGAGCTCAGGCCGTCCGGGAATGCGTTGTTAAAATTGATGTAGCTGGCGATGCCTAGAAGCTTCCGCTGCTGATAGCTGCCGATGGCATAGGTGCCACTGAGCGCGGAGTTTCCTGAGCTCGTGATTTGCACTCCGGCGAGGAGGAGCGCCTTGTAGGTCGCCTCTGCCCCCAGTGTCGCGTTCTGCGACCAGGCGCCGTTGCTGAAAGTATAGGTCGGGTCCGGTCTCTGCGGCACGGCCTGATCGGTCGGCGATTGTTGATCGCCCTCATAATATCCCGATGGACCAATCCAGAATCCAGCCGGAGCGATGCTGGTGATTAGAGCAAGATGAGCGGCGAGCGCCAGCTTTGCAAATCCGAGCATCAGAATCCCCTCCGAGCCGTGACTCGATATTTGTAATCGGCCTGCGTCAGTGCAACCGCGGCTCCACCCCCCGCTGGAGTGGCGGTTATAGCGCCGCTGCTTCCGGTGGCGAAGCTGAGCGAATTATACCCCTTCCGAAATACCACCGGGCCAGTGCTATCGGTTCCTGGGTCATTGATTACGTCGCCAGCGACGTAGCCGTGGTCATTCGCGGTCACCTGCAATTCGAGATGCGGCGTAAAGAAATTGGTGCCGATGTTGTGGTTAAAGCTGATTTGTGTGCTCGTTCCAGGCAGGCCCGAGGTCCAGGCGCTGACGTATTGCCCTTGATAGGCATAGGGCGTGACGCTGGTAATCGAGCTCGCACCCGCCAGGGCCTCGCCAACATAGACCCTTTGCACGGTCGAATTATAATTGCCGCCGGAATAGGTATGCATCAGCATGTTAACCGTGTCGAACCAATCCGGCAGACTTTGATCGTCGGTGAAGGCGACGGTCGACGGGGTGAAGCTGGTGCCATTTGGATACCGGCAGGAATTTGAAATCCTCACCTCGTCGATATAGCCGGTCACTCCTGAATTCGCGCCATTGGCTAAAGCACCAATATAGAGCGTGGAGCCATTTAAAAGAATTGAACCACTGCTGTCGCTGAGGGTACCGACCTGGGTGCCATCCAAATATAACCGATAGAGACCCGCAGGCTTATCGTAGGTCAGTGCGACATGATGCCATACGTTCGTGGTGACGGTGCCACCGTTGGTCACGTGATTATTTATATTCATGTCGAGGTTGGTGCTTTCAAACCCCAGCCAATTGTTTGCGGTGTCATGCGTTCCGATGATGGTCCAATAGACGCCTCCCGGGAGAGAAGTGGGGTAAATCCACGCCTCCATCGTCCATGAGCCGCTCCAAATTGCTGGGTCGACGCTGATCGAGGCACCATCCGATCCATTAAGCGAGTTCGACGTTCCGGCGCCACCCAGAGCGGCGGTGCCTATCTTCACCGTTCCGGTTTCAAGCTTACCGCCGCCCAAGGCGGAGATCGTTCCCCCATAATCCTCCGAGAATGATGTAGAGCCCGCGCTTCCGTCAAAGTGCACGAGGGCAAATTGCCAGGGACCGGCCGGTGCCGATGACCCATATTGAGGCGCTGCTGTTTTTGCAGTCGCGGTCAGCGCGCCTGTGCCGGCATTCCTATCAATGGATAAATAATTTGTTACCGAGGCCGTGAGCCCCGACCAGAAGCCGGTCTGGTCGCTCGTATAACGGCCAATATAATCGACAGCGCCCGTCGCGCCGAAGCCGGATGCGAACGCGACCTCAACCGGCGTCGACGTTGCCAGGAGATTGACTGCTAGCCCGGTGCCGATCTGGAGCTCAGCCGGCTGGCCTGAGCTCGTAGCTCCTCCGAGCACGGTCTGCCGTGTGGGAATGATAAAGCCCTGGCTGCTTGCGATGGCGGCGGTAACAAAGGCCGTGGTTGCCAGATGCGTAGTGTTGTCCCCGGGCGATTGCGTCGGCGCGGTCGGGGTCCCGGTCAAGGCCGGCGACGCCAGCGGTGCCAGAAGCGCCGCGGCCGTCTGCGTCTCGAAATTGGTAGCGACGAATGCCGTGGTCGCCAGCTTAGTGCTGCTGTCGGCGCCGGACGGCGTCGGCGCGGTCGGGGTCCCGGTCAAGGCCGGCGACGCCAGCGGTGCCAGGAGCGCCGCGGCCGTCTGCGTCTCGAAATTGGTGGCGACGAATGCCGTAGTCGCCAGCTTCGTGCTGCTGTCGGCGCCGGACGGCGTCGGCGCGGTCGGGGTCCCGGTCAAAGCGGGCGACGCCAGCGGAGCGCCCCCAAGATTTGAAAGCGCGGTCGCGGGCGTTACAACCTCCGAGAGATTATTCGCCGGATTGAGCGGCGTAAAGCCGAGACCGCCGGTAACGTCCCCCGAGGAGAGCGCACTCAGCGCGGTCACGCGACCATAGGAATCGACGGTCGGCTTTGGGCCTGAGCCCGAGACCGAGACCGTGGCAAGATCGAGAGTGCCGCCGCTGAAGGCAAGCCGCGCGGACACCCCGCCAGCCGCCATCGCACCCGCTCCGGTGAAATAGGGGAATTTATTGGCGGACCCGGTGAGCCCGGCCAGGGCGTCGAGGTTTGCGTTCCACGCCTCGACATTGGTCCCGATGACCAGGCCGAGGTTCGCTCGAGCGGTGCTGGCACTCAGAAGTTCAGACAGATTGTTGGCTGGATTGAGCGGGACGAAACCGATGGCGCCCGTGACATCGGCCGACTGAAGCGGGCCGGGGACCCAGGCTGACCCCGAGGAGCGGAGATAGTATCCAGCTGCCGGCGTGACCGTTGTAACCGGGAAACCTCGAAGCGCCTGGACCGTCAGCGCACAATTCGAATTGACGGCATCCCCGGTGAAGACGGGAAGCTGAGTGCATCCGAGGGTGCCGGAGATCTGTGAAAACGAATAGTCCCCGATAGTGGCAGTCACATTGCCGACGCGCCCGAAGACGGTCTGCACGGGCGCGATCAGCGCGAAGGCAGAGAATGGCGCGCGAACGGAATTCCCGCTCTGCGACATGATGACCGAATCGCCAGGCTGCAAGGGAAGTGCGGCCAGCGGGAAATTGCCGAGCCGGATGCCCTGCTGGGCCGAGCTCGAGGATACCGCCCCCAGGAGAAGCAGCGCCGCGCACAGGCCGCGCGCGAGGAGGGCTCGAATGCCGATCATGCGTGGATTCCCCTCAAAGCAGGACGGGCTGCCCCCCGTCCGTCAGGATGATATCACCGTCATCGTCGAGCGCATAGACAGGACCGCCGAGCGGGCCAGGTGCCTTATTTCCTTGGAGATTCCAGGCCCATTGATACTGAAACCGCGTCACGGTGCCATCGGGCTCGGTGATGACCACAACGATGACCATTTGCACGGGAGTCGCCCAGACACACTGCACTGCCACCGTCGCGGCGACTTTGTCCTCGAGGAGCCACTCCAGGGCTTCCTTGCAGATATCGGTCGCCTCTTGAAGCAGGCTCGTAGGATTCGATTTGATTTTCCGGCGAAGCGTCCAGAGCCGGCTGCCGATGGGGCTGCTCTCGTAGGAATCGGGCCACCATCCGCGACGGTCGGTCGAGCGGTCTGGTGGAAGCTGGTCACGAGGAATGACGCGGTCGGTAAAGAGCGAAATCAGCACGGCCGTCTCGAGGTCCTGGCCGATCACGAGCGCGCCGCCCGCGACCGCCCAATCGCCGCGTTGGCGTTCCCGGTCCCAGAAAATGGCTATGTCCTTCATGGCTTCGTCCTTGGCTTAAGGCGGCGGGAGCGGGCCGGCGACCCAGGGATGATTCACGGTCGAAGATACACCCGGGAGATTCATCCAGTTATCTAATTTGAAGACGCCCGGGCTCGTTTCGGTCCAGCGCAGGCCCCAGCCGTCGACGTCCCAGGAATATGAGTGCGATGCATGCACCACTATATCCTTGCCGAGCACGGTTACGAGATTCGGACTGCTCACAATGATGCCCGAGGCTTTGAGATAAACGCTATTCCCGAAAGCGTCATAGACCATCGCCTCTCCGGGGAGCATTCCCTTGGGGCGATACTTTTGGTTGTTGCTCCCGATGACAACGGGGTTTGATGGGTCGCCGGCAATATTCAGCATGACCACATCCGTGCCAACGGGCAGACACCCGGCAAATCCGAAATTGACCACAATCGGACGGCGGTCGCGCGTGACCAGGTCATTGATGATGGCCTGCACGGTCGCGATGGTGCCACTCTCGTCAGGCGGAGCCGAGGTCCGCCCGAGCTCCACGAGCGTCAGGATGCGACGATAAAGCCTGGTTATTGGATTGCTCATCTGCCGGTTATCCCAGTTGGCGCAGGACCGCCCAGCGCCTTGCTGACCTGCCAGTCGTAAAGCTGCAGGACATTGGGCTCCGGCTGATAAGCGGCAGGTGGCATGAGCGTAACATCGGCGACCTTGCCGC